TAAGAGAGTTATGAAATCATTTTTCAAGATAGAAAACATGGTGATTGACGGTAATACTGTACCGCTAGATGTGGCCGATAAACTTCGTGAATATCATATTCAGCCAATGGAATCAGTCCGGCATCAATTAGGTAGTGCAGTCTGGGCTAGTGAGAAAAGCGGGTACAGGCATGAGCAGTGGGAAAAGCATCACGGCAGAAGCGGGAATAGCGAGCATTGTTTTAAAGGACCTGGAGCTGTGGATTGGAAAACAGAACAATGTAAAATGGATGAATTATATCGATTGATACTTGAGCATACTAATTACACTAGAATTTGTCGATACCCTACCTTTTTACACTGCGACTATAAATCTGATGAAAGACAGCTATTTACGAGTGATGGCGGTAAGTGGGTAAAAGTTAATTAATCTATTAAATAAAATGTTGCACAAATTAAATATAGGACTATACTAGACACAAGTTAAAGATTTACCGGCCCAGCGGAACTGGGGATTTTAGGAGAAAGACAATGAACGCACTAGCAAAAACAGAACAAATTAATGAATATGTTGAGCTTCAAGATTTAAAGCCTAAAATTTCAAACGGAATCTTCTTCCCGATTGCTGTCGAGCATAAAAATTTAGATGAATATCACGGTGATGCGCGTAGTTTTGGTTATCATTTCGACGATGGCCATTGTACTATCGTTACATACGAGCAAGTTGTGGGCGCTCTTGCTGAAGATACAGAGTCAATACTTGATAGTTGTGCAGAACTGAAGAGCTACATGAAAAAGCCTCATCATTCTACGCTTGATATTGTTAGTAGTGATGTAGAGTGCAATAAGGATAACGCAGAATTATTAATAAGATACGATAGTGAGTATTTTTATAAAGATGACGCTGGATTCTTTTTTAGTACAGAATACTTTGACTATGGTAAGCCGCAGCGGGTTAGCGATGAAAGTGCTGAGATTTATCGTGAAGTGAATAAAGAGTATCAGCGAAAAATAAAAGAGTACAACGTAATGATGAAGCAAGCACTTGAAAACATCGAGCTACTACGGACAACACTAGATGAATAAGCACGGCAACACAGGCAAGCAAAACGCACTCAAAGACGAGAGCGAACGCAAAGACTCTAAGTTAGTTGTTAGAGTAAAGCAAAGCGACAAAGCCGCGTGGGTTAGAGCTGCTAATAAAGGAAAGTTAGCAGACTGGGTAATAGATACACTAAATCGAGCAAGCGAAACTTGCATAAATGAGGGTAAGAAAATGAGCATAGATTATGATAGTTTTGTTGATTCATTAGATGATCGCTGGGAAGATGATAGAACCGCAGTGCAAATCAAAGAAAACAATGAAGAGTCAGCAAGATTGAGGAAAAAAAGCATCATAGCTGCTCTAAAGCGCGGCGAAAAAATAGAAGAAGAAAAATTTAATAACGGGACAATTGATGTTACGCATTACAAGCTAAAAATAGTAGGTATTAACAGTGTATTTCTATCAAAAGAGGATGCAGAATACTATGCGGCATTGAAGTTATAAGTAAACACCGCAGAGCAAGCCAAGCCTCGTTAATTCGGGGCTTTTTTATGTCTAAAATTCAGCGTTACAAATAATAACTATTTTCATGTAATTGTGATATATAATATCAGTAACTTATAATTAGGTTTATGCGAGATAAAATATGTTTGGCGCTATTGGTGATGTTTTAGGTGGTGTATTCGGCACAAAGAAAGCTGTCGATAATCTGCTAGATAAAGATACAGGTCTGCTTGTTAAATTTGGTGGGTGGGTTGACGACTTCAATTACACGGAAGAAGAGCGATCAGTAGCAGATAAGGACAAGCGCGAGTGGGGTATAAGACAGCTTGAGGCTCTATCGCCCTTCAAAGTAGTTCAGAGAATACTAGCGTTCGCGGCTACTGCGTTATGGGGTTTTGTTGGGCTAAATGTGATTCTGGGTATGTGGGTAGAGGCTTTTTATACCGTATCTATCGTTAAGCCCCTGCTTGAATTTGCGCTATCTAATTATGTCCTATATCCAACGTTAGCATGTTATTCGTTATATTTTGGCGGTGGTGTTATCGATTCTATTTCAAGAGTGAAGAAATAATGAGTAATCATTCACTGCAAAGGACTGACTAATGACTCATGAAACAATAGCAGCTATAGCAAAGACAGCATCATACAGTACAAGTGCTGGGATGATATTTAGTTCGACTGCCGACTTTATGAATCACAACGTAGGCGTAGTGGGTGGGTTGATTGGTATAGCAACATGGCTAGTGAATTGGTATTACAGAGATAAAGAGCTAAAGATTAAGATTAAGGACAATGAGAAGTGATTATCCGGACGGTGAGAGATGATAACTAAGCGACTGATTTAGAATAGAATTAAAAATGTCGTGATGGCAGTATAAATCCAAAAGCAGGTATAAAGTGGCTTATAGTGATAAAGAGTGGGAGGCGGTAAGGGTAGATAGAGAGGTTCATAGCCTGTCGTATAGTGCGATAGCCAAAAAGCATCCTATGTCTAAAGCCTCGATTATAAATAAATCAAACTCTGAAGGCTGGAACAAAGGTAAAGCTGACCATTTAATTAGCAAAAAAGTAATTAATAAACAAGAGCTTGTGGAAATAGGTCGGGAAACTGACCAATTAACCAAGCTGGAAGCTAAGGAAGTAGACAAGGCGGTCAGTTTTGCACTAGAAATGAGTGGTATTTATGAGAATCTTGAGAAGGAAATTGCTAATAAAACACTAGATATTGCAAAAGTAGTAGAACCCTCCGATCCAATGGCATCCGTATCAGTTAAGAATTTAGCCCAGACGCTACAGGCGCTAAAGGATAAAGGTAAAATCGGTACGCAAGTCAATATTCAAAACAACGGATCAGTTATACCTAAAAGCGAGCTAAAAACACTCACGCTGAGTGAGCTAAGAGAACTTAGGGAAACGCTTTAAGTGCTGACTCGCGATGATGTAGATAAAATCATAGCCGACAAAGAAATTGAAGGTGTAATGTGCGAACGCTCACTAGAAGAATTTACTAGAGCAGCTTGGCCCATTATCGAACCCGGCACAGAATTAAAGTGGAATTGGCATTTATCAACTATTTGTGGGTATCTTGAGGCATTTCATCGCGGGGAGATTGAGCGCAGATTAATAATAAATATTCCCCCTGGTACACTTAAATCAATATTAGTTTCTGTCATGTATCCGGCTTGGGTGTGGATTGAAAGCCCAAACAGACGATTTTTAACGGTTACAAACGAGCAAGGCCTAGCTGTTCGTGATGCGTTACGAATGAAGCAGATAATTACTAGCGATTGGTTTCAGGATAATTGGCCCTTAGCATTGCAAGCGGATCAAAATGAAAAGACTTTGTTTGCTAATGAGAGTCGAGGGCATAGGCAAAGTCAGGGTATTACTGGCGCAACTACTGGTAAACGTGGCGATTACCTTGTTATTGATGATCCCATTGATTCTAAGCAAGCATTTAGTGATGTTATCCGTAATGCAGTCAATGAAACATACGATCAAACGCTATCGACACGATTAAATGACCCTGATGAGTCGGGTATTTTATTAATCATGCAGAGATTGCATGAAACAGATTTATCCGGCCACTTACTTAAAAAGATTAAAACCAAGTGGACGCATTTATCTATACCAATGCGCTATGAAACGATTGATAGCTTCGATGCAGGTAAGGATATAGGCAGGCCAGAGCTAAACGATCCACGTAAAAAGAAAGGTGAACTGTTATTTCCTAAGCGTTTCTCTAAAAAAGCAGTGGAAGGATTAGAGGAAGATTTGGGCGAATACGGTTCTGCCGGTCAGTTACAGCAAAGACCCGTACCAAGTGGCGGCGGAATACTCAAAAGTCATTGGTGGCGAATGTGGCCTAATGATAAGAAACCGCCAAATTGCGAGCATGTATTTCTAAGCTACGATACTGCTTATAGTGAGCAAGATATGAAAGATGCGGCGTACTCTGCTATGACTCGATGGGGTGTGTTTTGGAATGAACAGCGTGAGCGCTATTGTTTAATATGCCTGGGTGTGTGGTATGGGCGTGTTGGTTACGATGAATTGAGAAAGAAGGCTAAAGAATTTGAAAAACTTTATGAGCCTGATGCGCACTTAATTGAGAAGAAGGCCACAGGAATCTCGCTTATACAGGATTTACGTCGAGCCGTACCAAGTAAGATACGTGCTTACTCGCCAGGTAAGGGTGAGGACAAGGTAAGTCGAGGTCATTCAGTTAGCCCTATGTTTGAATCTGGGTTGATTTATATACCTGATAGACCTTGGGCTGCAAACAAAGAAGGCACGGGGTTAGTTGATTATGTTGCTAAATTTCCTAGTGGCGAAGCGCCTTGCGCGGATTTGTTCGATACAGTTACGCAAGCGTGTATTTACCTCAGAAGAGGGCATTGGGTGAGTCACCCTTCTGATGAGGACTATAAGGATGACTCACTTAAAAAGAAAAGGAAGGCAGCTTATGGGTAATAAGATTTATTCTCCCGACAACTGTTTGTTTGTATCTCAGCAAGTAAATAAATTATTTACAGCAAATTTAGCGTCCAAAGGTAAGTACCCTACTGGCGTCTCTTATGATAAAGGCAGAAATAAATTTATGGCATCATGCAGGTCAAATGGAAAGGCTAATAACCTAGGTCGATTTGTTAGCCTTGCTGACGCTGTAAGTGCTTATGTCAGCTTTAAAAAAGAAGAAATAATTAGAGTTTCTGGATTGCAGAGCAATAATCTGGTTAGGTTGGCTTTATTACGAAGAGCAGAAGAATTTACAGTATACGGTTAATAAACAATTTCACGTCGTGAGGACGTTATGAATACATTAGAAGATGATTTTTTACTAGATGATGACGATAGATCGCAAGATATGTCATTTATTATTGATGCAGTTGATAGGCATGGAGTTGAAGTTTTAGCACCTGATGAGTTAAGTGCTTATATTCAACACGCGCAATCAAGCGCAAATAAATCAGATGACGCTGAATCAACTCATTATGCTAATTTAGCTGATGAAATGGATATAAAAACACTCAGAAAATTAGCGTCTGAAATAATAAACTGGGTTGATTGGGATGAAAGCTCACGCGAAGATTGGTCTAAACGCGAATCAACAGGGATTAAGTTATTAGGTGTGAGTGATAAAGTGACGGGTGGCGCTGACTTCGAGGGGTCGAGCGAGGTAGTTCATCCATTATTGATGGAAGGCATTATCCAGTTTCAATCACGCGCAATCTCTGAGCTATGGCCCAAGACAGGCCCGGTTAAGACACAGGTAATGGGTGAGGCCGATGATATTGTTGAGGAGCAAGCTGAGCGTGTAGAAAATTACATGAATTATCAGTACACACAAGAAATGCCCGGTGCTTTTGAAGAAATGGATCAGCTATTATTTAGATTGCCATTGTCAGGCTCATGCTTTAAAAAGTGCTATCACGACCCGATTGATGATGTTTTATGCTCAAGATTGGTAGAGCCGTCTGATTTTATTGTACCGTATTCTGCAACTGACTTAAAAAGCGCACCTCGTTTCACACATAGAATGCGTGAGATGAAGAATGATGTTTTAAAGAAAATAGAGTTAGGCTATTACTCAGATGTTGGCTTGAACGCCCCGCTTAATGATGCGTATGATTATCCCGAAGTAAGGGAAGGGATTGATGATACCGAAGGTAGGGACAGGGTTCAGATTGACGATGACCAACGATTTACCCTACTTGAAATGTATGTTGATTTAGACCTTGAAGGTTATGAAAGCAAGAGTGGTGTTGCTTATCCTTACATTGTTACTGTTAATAGAGACGATCAAAGCATATTAAGAATACAGCGAAACTGGAATGAAACGGATGATAAGAAAAGAAAGCGTATGTATTTCACTCATTATAAGTTTAC